CTGATCTCGCCGGGGTCGCCAAGGACGGACAACCGTTCCCGCCACTTTCCCGCAGTCGAATGCGTTGTGATGTCCACGACCTCGGCAGAAGTCGTAGGCCCATCAATCGAACGCACTTGCGCAATGGTAGAAAACGTAGGCGGGGAAGTTGCCGTACCCAGTTTGATCAGCGTTCCTTTTGCAGCCTGAACTGCCATTGCTGTTTACCTCCCTTTTATGGATTCAAGACAAATGCTCCCCCCGAATAGGAGGGCATATAACGCAAGACCGAAACCAACTCGGCAAGGAAATGCTCAAGCTGTTCCGGGCTTGCGCGGCCTTCCTTTAAGGCCTGGTACCAATGTTTGGCCTGTGGGATCAGCGGTGCAAGCCGGTAAACCGCTGTACACAGGTCAATCACTAGGGCTACATGCAGCTCATCCACTGGGTACTGGGCCATAATGGCACCAGGTATCGGGTGGAACTCGTAGTTCTGCAACAAGACCCGCGCCGTATAAAGCGCTGGGGCGGAAATGGCGTGCTTACCTAGGACAGGACTGCGGATGTCCATAGTTAGCCCTTTAGTGTAGCAAGAACTTCCCCGATAGGACGGTAAGGCCAGCACCGTAAAGCCGAGTTAGGCGTAGCATTTACAACTTCCACACCCGCGTCGCGCAATGGCTGAACCAGGGTATCGAAGTATGGCACCATGTGGTTGCTAAACAAGTCGCGGTAAGTGTCCGCAGAGTACCCAGTGTAGCCACCGTGCCAATGCGTACGCCCATCGGGGCTAACACGCATATCATAGCCAAGCAATACGATGCGCTTTGCACCAAAGTGGTAAGCCAAGTTGATTGCTTGGTAGCCAGAATTGTTTCCAGTGCGCAAGCCGCTAGGGTCCGTTTCTAAACCACTGACGCCGGTATTGCGCAGAGTCTTAACGCCATCAATTTGATTCTCCAAGGTCACAATATAGCGACCTCGGAACAGTTCCTCCACCTCTAGCTTATGATGCTGCCACCAGTACAAGTCGCAAAAGTACAGCACGTCGGCCCATGGGGCAAGACGGTAGCTGCGGTTAATTGCAATTACGCGACCAACGCCACGCAACACCCTGCAGTCAAAATCACGCAGGCTAGGGCCGCCAGCTAGTAGGAAAGCCGTTTCGCCCGTCCACTCCGGCGGTACGCACCAATACCTTGCCATCTAGCACTACCTCCACAGAACTAACCATTTGTTGGGCCAACTCCACTATGGCTTGATCGGCACTTGCTTGGGCAGTAGCGATAGATTGGATAGCCTTGCCCACTAGCGCCCGATAGCGGCGGCAACTGGGAATACGGACTGTAAGCGTCAGGCTCATGGTCGCAGCTTGATGATGCGATAGTTCTGCGTCATGTTGCAGCGCAGCTTCTCGTCATACCACACTAAGGGGGCAGTAGCCAAGGCCTCAATGGCACCATAGCCATCTAATGGGTCAGGCATCAATTGCCCAGGCCGCGCTTGGTCCAACGCATTGTAGATTTCGCGCCACTTGGACTCGCATTCCTGCAGGGCAAACTTGCCAGCACGCACGCGGACTTGGACGGTAGGCAGCTCGTTTTCGTGTCCTAGGGTGTCGGCTGCCATGCCGCCGGTTAAGTACAAAGCCACGGCGCGGTCCTGATCGTCGGGCAAGTAGCCGATAAAGCACGGCCACCCAGTAGCGCCCTCGACAATGCCCATTTGGATTAGGTACTGCCGCAGATCGTCTAGGACCATTATCGTCTACCCAACAGAGTACGCCAAGCACTTTCAATTGCTTTTGCCACGCGCGGCCCTATTTGTGGGGCAAACTCCAACGCAGGCCGCTCCAAATACTTTGGCCCGGTACCGGGTGTGGACCAATGGACACCGGGGTCCATGTTCTCGTGCACGTAGTAGGCATAGTTCACGGGTTGGCCAGTTTTTGACGCCACGCCACCATAGCCCACCATTACGGTAATAGAACAGGCATGCTCCTCAGGAAGAGCGACCATCCCCGTGGAGCGCAATGCCCCAGTGCGCAATGGGCAAACACGCAGGGAGCGCTCTAGGATTGTCTCGCCACAGCGGTAAAGCTCCGCTGCAGCAGCTTTGCGGGCTTCTGGACGCAGGGCCAGCAAAGTGCGATGCAAACGTTCAAGCCCTTGCACCTTTACGCTGATGTTCATCTTAGGCGTCATACCGCACCGAAGAATGCCTTGGTGTAAACGGTGCCGCGCTCATCGCTAGGGGACTCAATGCTCAGGATGGGCGGCTGCTTGCCATCGGGCAAGGTAATACGATCATCCATGCTAAGTTCTACCACATCCCCAAAGATCACATAACCCGCAGCCACTGTGCTGTGTCCGACAGCTTCCCCACGGGCTGTGCTAACACGAGTGTTGCGGTAGACTACTCGGCAATTGGGGTACGCAACTGGGTCCGCATAGATAGGCTTACCGTATTGATCGCGACCCGTCATGTGCTCCACAGTCACACTGTGGGGCATTAGGTCGTGGAAGTCATCCACAAACTTCCGCATGCCAATAGTTGCTTACCCAGCCACCGCATTCATGCGGCTTTGGTTGGCCATGGAAGCACACTACGCGTGCCCCCGAGGGCGGCTGCGCAGTTGCTTGCAGCTTGTAGCTGACTACCCAGTGCTGCGGCAAAAAGTCTGGGCAGCAATGCGCATCAACAAACTCTTGGTCACCATGGAACAAGCCCATGTACATCTTGGGATCTTTGGAAAACTCCTGCCACAAGCGACGCACCACGCCTGAATCCGCGTCGAACACCATTACGGCAGTGGCGGCTTCCCTTGGGCGCATAAAATCGCGGTGGCACGCGAATGGTGAGTCAAACTCTGCAATTGGATCTAGCCAATCCACCACAACAACATCCAAGTCCAAGTACAAGATGCGTCCATCTAGTCCATAGAATTCAGGGTTGAACAGCGTAAGCTTATTCCACCATCCAGGCAACCCGCCTTGCAAAGGCAAAGCCACAAGCTTATCCCGCCAATGCTCCGGCCTGTCGGTAAGTACTAGGAATTGGTGTGGCAAGGACAGCCACTGCTCTACTTGATGGTAAAGATTCCACACATAGGCATCACTATACTTGACTCCCCATTGCACACAACAAACTGTCAGCATTTGGCACCTGCCAATCCAAACAGATTTAGACCCCCGAATACAGCCGGGCCATGCTGGCTCCACCATTGTTGTACTTGCTGCTCATGCCACGGTGGCTTGCCCATATCCACGTAGCCCAGCAAGTCACTGTATGGCTCCCACCACGCAGAGGGAACTGGTTCGGTAATTAGACCAGCCTCATCAAGAGCCATGTTATACTGTGCATCAATTTCGGCGTGTGACCGCCACGGGCAGCGCAAAGCTTCCATCATTTTGTACCAAGCGTGTTTGGCCCGCAGCCGCCGCCAATTGGCAAACTGCAGGTGCATAACGCCATCCAGTTGGTCGCAAGGCACTAGCGTACAGTCGTAAGGATGGCGTTTGTGCCACTCGTAGCCGTCGCGTGACTGCCACCCCACCAAGTGCGGCCCTTCGGCAAAGGCCAAACTGATTCTAGCCTGCGTCCATACGCAATAGTCGGTGCGGACCTGCCACAGACTGCGCCACAAAGGGCGCATAGGAACGCTTAAGCACGCCGGCGGCTGTAGTTGCGCAATTACGTTGCGCACGTGGTCCAAGTCGGTGCCACACAAAACCTCGTCCGCATCCACTAAGGCAAAATGCGTAGCCCCCAAGTCGCGCCCCATGGCTAGCAAGGTGTTTCGGACCCGCGTTTCTGGGTAGTAGTCGCAGGCGTCATCAATCACCTTATACAGCACACGATTGGGATTTTCCTTTGCGACCTGCTCCACGATCTGGCGGCTGCCATCCGTACAGCAATGCAACACGACCGCGACTTGGTCGGCCCAACGCAGGACGGCACGGAGGCTTAGCCCCAAGATCCAATCCTCATTGCGTATGGGCATCAGCGCAACTAGCCGCATAACGCGTGTTCCTAAGCAATACGTTGCCATTGTCAGGCCACTCGCCAATTATTTCCCAGCCTAGCAAGGCATTCAATAATTGTGAGCGTACCAGTTGGCCTTCATACAGCTCCTCGCGGTCACATTCCAACAATGCGTAGCGCGTGTGTCGTAAGGCCCACTGCCCACCGGCGATTACATCGCGCTCGGCTCCTTGCACGTCGCACCACAACAGGTCTATACGAGGGACTTTAAGCTCATGGAATATGGCGTCTAGGGTACAGATCATCACAGTTTGCACAGACCGGAATTGTACATGGGGGAACAGTTCCAAGTGGCGTTTGGGCCTGCGCACACTGCTTGACCCTGGCGGATCGCTAAGGTACAGTACGGTTTGCCCAATGCACGCGCCAACAGCTACAGGAAGCATAATCACATAGCGCTTGCCTACACGCTGGCGGAACGGTTCCCACAAGCGTGGGTCCGGTTCTGTAACCAACATAACGCTAGGGTGCAGTGCGTCGTACAGCTGCACAGTATCGCACCCATCATAAGCGCCAAGTTCCACAATAATTGGGTTTGGCGTGTCGGCAAGTACCTGCCGGATAGCTTCATGCTCCCGTGCATTGGACGTCAAGCAGTTCATGGCCGGGAAAGCCTTGCTGTTTCCGCTCCATAAACAAGGCTTGATCGCGCTGCCATAAAGTGCTAGCCTGCTCTAGATGAGCTGGGCGCTGCTCACCATGGCGCATCCAGTGTGCATGGTACTGGCACAAAGTCGGATCCAAAATCAAGCAGCCTAGGCTTTGGGCTACCTGAAACAACTCCTCGTCCGCAAAGTAGTGATAGTAGCACGTAGGATACGGGCCTTGCCCACGGTACGCCCGCAGGATCCATTCCCGCCCCAGCCATGGTGAGATGCAGACT